GAGGGCAAGGTCGAGCTGACGGATAACGGATATCAGCTGACGGAGCGGGGGCGGGCGGCAGTGATGCCGGAGCTCAGGCGATACGAGCACCGCCCGGCCATGGCCATGATGATTGAGCTGCACGTACTTAACCAGCATCAACATTCAGTGTGGTAGCTATGATAGATGATCGGGTGCTGGACAGGCTAGGAGATTACTTTGTCACTCATCGCGTGGGTGCTTGCTATCGGTTGACATTCGGCCAATTCGTAGAGATGGAGCAGGCTGGCACTTGGCAGCCGCACATGGGCAACAAACACTATGATTTTGAGGCAGCACGCCAGCGGATCGGCGAGCTGACGGCTCTTTACCGGAGCGCGGCCAGGCTTGGCGATAAGGATGCGCAGCAGGAACTGAGAACGTTGGTGGCAGAGATCGAGCGCGAGATCGCGGATGCACATGCTTCCGCAGACAGCAAAATAGCCGTCGGCTAGGACGGCTACATCAAGGCTTTAAAAAATAAGATTGCTCCTATCATACCGCACGGGGCGGAGGAGTACAAGGGAGAACTGAATATGAAATCACTTGGTATCGTTCGGAAACTGGACCAGTTGGGGAGATTCGTTATTCCCATGGAGTTGCGTCGTACGATGGGGATTACCGAAGAGGACGGGTTGGAAATCTTCACGGATGGTGAGCGGATCATCCTTAAGAAGTACCAACCTGGCTGCGTCATCACAGGCAGCCAGGAGGACCTGGTCAGCTTTGGTGGTAAGATGTACAGCCGCGATGCAATTCGGCAGCTCGCCAGAGAAGCCGGTATTTGACCGCCTGACGAGTCCGCAGCGGAGCGGACGAAACGCCGGGAGGCGTCGCGGGTAGCCGCCGTGGCTTTGGCCGCGTTGCTCTTTGACAACTGAATAAAGTGTAGAAACGAAAAATAGCCCTTCGCGAGAGGGCTACACCAAACTATGGATGCCCTCATCATATCACGGTATGGTGGGGGCGACAAGGAGGCCGTTATGACAAAGAAAGAATTGGTGGAGCGTCTGCTGTTACTGCCAGATGAAATTGCCACCGCTCAGGAGGCAGTCTTGGCTGCGCATGAAAAGTTGCTTGAGGCTAAGGACCTGCTTCAAGAAAAAGAAGATTCATTGCTCCTTCATAACAAACTGGATGGCAAGAACGCTGAGACCAGGGCAGCCCAGGCACGACAATTCACTGGCCACGAGAGGGAATTGCTTTCCGGTTGTGAGCTGCAGCTGAAAAACGCTGTATCCCGTCTTGAACGCCTACAGATTCAGTTTAAGGCATACCGGGCGGTTGCTGGCCTAATCCAGGTGAGCACATGAGGAAAATCATATTGGAGCGCCTGACGCTCCGCAATTTCAAAGGATTCCGAGAGCTCGTCATTACGACGGGCGCCTCGGATCTTGACGTTTACGGGGACAACGCTACTGGCAAGACAACCATCTTCGATGCATTCACCTGGCTGCTGTTCGGTAAGGACAGCGCCAATCGGACTGAGCAGTCCTTTGAAATCAAAGAGCTGGACGAGTCCGGCAATGTCCGTCAGCACAAGCTGGAGCACGAGGTCGAGGGGCTTCTGTCAATCGATGGCCGGCAAAAGACCTTCCGACGCGTGTATGCCGAGAAGTGGGTTAAGAAGCGCGGATCCATCAAGGCCACGTATGACGGCCATGAGACCACTTACCATCTCGACGGTGTGCCGGTCAAAAAGGGTGAGTATGAGGCGCAGGTAACTGCCATCATCCCGGAGGAGCGGTTCAAACTCATTACCAGCCCGACCTACTTCAACGAGGCTTTGAAAAAGGATGACCGCCGCCGGATCCTAATGGAGATCTGTGGGGAGATCCCCGATGCAGAGATTTTGCACAGCAAAAAGGAGTTGCGGCCGCTCGAGAAGATTCTGCAAGAGCGGTCGGTCGAGGACCATAAAAAGATCGTCACCGCTGCCCTCAAGCGAATCAACGGAGAGATCGGGGATATCCCGATCCGGATCAGCGAGGTGCAGCGCAGCATGCCGGATGTGTCTGAGCTGAGTGAGGAACTGCTGCAGGAGGACATAGCTTCCCTGCGCGGCCAGGTCACAGAGCGACAGTTGGAGCTGATGGCCGTTCAGTCCGGCGGTCGAGTCATGGAGCTTAAGAATCAATGGCAGCACATTGATGGCCAGATGATCGACATTAAGCGTCGCCTACAGTCGGATGTGCTCGAGGAGATTGCTAAGCAGCGCGACCACGTCGCTAGTATGCATCGCCGGGTGGATGAGCTGCGTCGTTCCATTGATGATCGGGAGTACAAAATCAAGACCGGTGAGCAACGTATCGCGGCCCTGGATGCCGAACGCTCCCAGATGGCTGAGCAGTTTGCGGCTGCCAAGGCAGAGCCATTCGAGCATACGAACGATGATAACTGCTCTGCTTGTGGTCAACTGCTCCCGGAGGCAGATAGGGATAAGGCACACGCTGCAGCTCTGGCGGAGTTCAACCGGCGCAAGTCGGAGAAGCTGACGGGAATTAAATCCCGAGGCCATGCGGTCAAAGAAGAGGCGGAGCGCCTGCGAGCTGATGTCACGAGGTATCGTTCGGAGCTCCAAGCATTCCGGGATCAGTTGCAGCTGCAGGAGCAGGCTAAGGCGGCCGATGCCGAGCTCGAGCGCCTGCGCGGTGGTGTCCAGGATCCAAGTAAGGATCCGGAGTACCGCAAGTTGTCGACTGAGGCAGACCGCATCGCAGCTCAGATCAAAGAGCTGCGGGAGAGTACGCAGCAGGAACAACATCGGATCCAGGGCGTCATTGATAACCTGCAGGTTGAGATCCGGACATACGAGGCCGACCTGGCGAAGTTCGAGCAGGCCAATCGGCAACAAAACCGGATTGATGAGCTCGAGGTCCAGGAGGGTAACTTGGCTGCAGAGTACGAGCGTCAGCAGCACGAGTTGTTCCTCACGGAGGAGTTCATCAGGACGAAGGTCAGCCTGCTGCAGTCCCGGATTGATTCCAAGTTCAGGCTTGCCCGGTTCCGACTGTTTGAAGAACAAATCAACGGCGGGATCAAAGAGGTCTGCGACACGCTTTACAAGGGCGTACCTTACGATGGCGGGCTGAACAAGGCTGCCCAGAACAATGTCGGTATCGATATCATCAACACGCTCTGCGAGCACTACGGGGTGACGGCACCGATCTTTGTGGACAACGCCGAGTCGGTGACCAAATTGCAGCCTACAGACTCGCAGGTCGTACGATTGATCGTTTCCGAGGACGACAAGAAGCTGAGATTCAAAAGCAATCATTAACGGAGGTGCAACATGGGAGAACCACAAGATCAGCAACAGCAGCAAGAAGCCCAGCCGGAGAAGGCTCTCGCTAAGAAGGAGCTGACTCAGTCCGAGCGTTTTATGAATATGGTTGTGAAGCAATTTTCCAGCGGTGTGAGCGAGGTCGCCCTGACCCAGTTCCAGAAGCGCCTGGCGCAGAACTATTTTATATCGTTGGATGCAGCCCTCAAGATAGGTGAGGAGCGGCGTTTGGCCAAGACCGAGAAGTACCGTGACGCGACTCCAATGACTTGGCAGAATATCAACATGGAGAAGCTGGCCAGGGACGTTGTCACCTATGCTCGAGTAGGTTTTGACCCCGCTCAGAAAAATCACATCAATATGGTCCCCTTCAAGAATAACAAGACCGGCCAGTATGATATTGGGTTTGTCGAGGGGTACCGCGGCATGGAGCTCAAGGCGGTCAAATATGGTCTGGATGTTCCAGACAAAGTGATAGTCGAGTTGGTTTACTCGACGGACAAGTTCTTCCCGATCAAGCGCGACGCGCGCAATGATGTGGAGGCCTATGAGTTCGATATCACCAACCCATTCAAGCGCGGTGAAATCATTGGTGGGTTTTATTACCACTCATTTTCGCAAGCACCGCACAAAAATAAGCTTGTCATGCTCAGCATTGAGGAGATCCTCAAACGACGTCCTAAGTCTGCTGCTCCGGAGTTCTGGGGTGGGGAGAAGGATGTATGGACGAAGGATGAAAAAACCGGAAGGAACAAAAAGACGGGCAAAGAGAAGGTCGAGGGCTGGTACGATCAGATGTGCCTCAAGACCGTCATCCGTGCCGCATACAACGATATCACAATTGATAGTCAGAAGATCGACGATGATTATCTCCGTTTGAGCCAGCTTGAGCAGGAGTACGCCGTCCAGTCGGTCGAGGATGAGATCGGCGAGCACGGCAACCGTCAGCGAATCGATGTGACGCCGGAGGGGCAGGACGACGATCCTGAACCGGCATCCGATCCGGAACAGCCGCCGGCATCCAATGAAGGCAGCGACCAGAAGAAGCCCGCAGCAGATACGATGCCACCAAATCCGGATGAAATGGATCTCGACTTCGAGTGATTGAGATCCTGCCACTGGGAAGCAGCAGTGCCGGCAATGCCTACCGAATCACGGACGGGCATACCACGCTGCTCCTGGAGGCCGGGTTGCCGTACAAGGAGCTGCAGCGGGCGCTCTCCTTCCAGGTGACCCAGCTGGCCGGCTGCCTGGTCACTCATGACCACGGCGACCATAGCAAGGCAATCAAGGATTTGATGCGAGCAGGTGTCAAGGTCTACACCGGGCAAGGGACGGCGGATGCCCTGGGCTTATCCGGTCATCGGCTACGCGCTATCCAGGCACACAAGTCTTTCCAGATTGGCACATGGACGATTCTGCCGTTCGACGTCGAGCACGACGCTGCCGAACCCTTGGGCTTCCTGCTGGCCAACCGGGACGTAGACAAGTTGCTTTTCCTCACCGACAGCTATTATTGCCGGTACCAGTTCGCTGGTCTGACTCACCTGATGGTCGAGTGCAATTATGCTTTGGACATCGTCCAGGAGCGTGTCGAGACTGGTCAGCTCCATCCGGCACAGATGCATCGGCTGCTTCGCTCTCATTTCGGCCTGGACCACGTCAAGGACTTCCTGAGGGCAAACGACATCTCCAAGGTTGAGGAGATCTGGTTGCTGCATCTGTCGGACGGCAACAGCGACGAAGAACGCTTCAAGCGCGAGGTGCAGGAAGTAACAGCCGCTGTGGTCCATGTGGCCAAGCGATGACAGAGCCGATCTATGACGAGTTTGGCGTTCCACTTACTCGCTCTGGGGTGGGTGAGCGGATCTGGGCGCTGTTCCACGATGACCCGGAGGCATTCAAGCGAGAGATTAGAGCTTACTTCGAGCGCGGCTATCCTGGATGGACCGTGCGAAAAGCTAATTACGAGCAGCGCATCATCTGGCTGCGAGACGACAGGAGTCGATCCAATGCTTAATGATATTACTGTTTTTGATTTTGAGACTACGGGCCTTAACCCTGCTACTGACCGCGTAATTGAGTTGGCAGCGATCCGCTGCATCGATGGCCAGATCGTAAGCCAATTTCAGACGCTCATTCAGTTCGACGGCGAGCTACCGGCCAAGATTACCGAGATTACCGGCCTGACATCTGCGGACGTCGCCAACGGTATGCAGGAGGACCTGGCATTCAAAATCCTGCGCAACATGGCCAGGAACAGCCTTCTTGTCGCTCATAATGCGGCGTTTGACCTTTCCTTCCTTCATCACTGGCTGCATCGATCCGGTCGTCCAACCTTCAGCAATCATTTTATTGATACATGCACGATCGCGCGTGACCGGCACACTTTCCCGCACAAGTTGACAGACATGACCGAACGCTACGGCATTACGCTCACTGGGGCGCACCGAGCGCTCAATGACGTCATCGGTGCCTGGGAGCTGCTCAAGGCTATGCACGAGAGAAAGCCGGTTGATGAGTGGGTTAATAAGCTGGCCTATGTCAGCAAGTATGGCCCGCCGGCCTGGGCGCCTGAGCACGCCGAGCTAATACCCGTCAATCTCCGTTATGCCGGTTGAAATGCCGGCGCTGTGACGGCGCCAAACTTGAATGGTTTCTATTACGAGACGTCTACTAAAAAATTCGTCTCGTTTTCATTGGGCCGGCGCTTCTATGAGATTCATGCTTCCCGCTGCCGGCTCTCGAAGGAATGGCAACAGAAAATTATGAGGGAGAGATCGATATGAGCAAGATGACGATTATTCAGCAATGGATGGACGAGGCGCTCGCTAAGGGACCAGAACAAGCCCAGGCTTTGCTGGACGAAATGTCCCGAGGGCTTGGTGTCCAGATTGCGAGGGCAGCAGCAACGGACGAGAAGATGCCCGACATCCTCTCCAGTGCGATTCAACAAGTCGGTAAAGGTGTCACCGCCGGAATGATGATCTATCACGGCCAAGCCGGCCGCATGGACGTTCAGATGTTCGCGATGTCCCGCGAAGCACGGCGTTAATTCAGACTTAGGGGATGTTTTCAATGCCTCAAGACAGCTATCCTTTTCCGATGTACTCCGGTCTGTTGGATCCAGAACACTACAAACGTATAGGCAGCGCGATTTGGTTATTCCTGTGGTGCGTCAGCTCCACGACAGCGGAAGACGAAAAGGAAGGAGTTGTCTGGGGCATCGTCCTGGGGAATAAGCCGCTTCAGCTGTCAGATATCGGTGACAATTTTGACGTTAGCGAGAAGACGGTCAGCCGATGGCTGGAAACACTCAAAAACGAAGGCTATCTAAGGATCACTCGAACGGCTCGTGGTTTGATACTAACTGTTCGCAAATCGAAGAAGAATTTGGTTGGGAAGAGAAAGGTCAGGGTCCCAAGTGATCAGACAAAAGTGTCCGATCAGTCTGAAAATGATCAGACAGATATGTCCGATCATAACCAAAATGAAGCGAGTGATCAGACAGATATGTCCGATCACTCACAAAATGATCAGACAAAAGTGTCCGATCATTCCGCCGAAACGTCCAGTGATCGGACAAATGTGTCCGATCTAAAAGATCTTAAAGATTTAAAAGCTATTACTACTACTACTACTAGCGAAACGGATTTTCGCAACGGACTCATTCAGATCGTTGATGCTTATTGCAAATTGCATGGCAAGTTAGATATCCATATTCGACCACGCGAACGTGAAGCCATGGGTAGGATGGTCTCCGGGGGGATGCCGGTACCCTTTACCATTCGAACTATGGAGCTCCTCCTCGAGGAAAAGCGCAAGCGTGAGGGATCTACTTTCCAAGCCCCTTCAAGCTTTTTGTATTACGAGCATGCGATTGCAGATGCCTGGAAGAACGCCGAGGATAATCCACTTGCGGTGAAGGAACAGCCAAAACAGAAGCGCAGCCGGTCGACAGTCAAAAAACAGGATTCGATTGAGGCGCTTCGTCAGAAGGCAAGGGAGGAGAGAGCGCGTGGACAGAGCTGATGTCATTGAGTTGTTCATCGAGATCAAGTCAGAGTATCCCAACTTTGATGACAGCGATGAGGAGATCGACAGGCACCTTCGGTACATGAAGGATTTTCCCTTTGAAGCTGCACTTGAAAATGTGGTTCATCACATCAAAACCAACCGCTGGCCGCCAGGAATATCAGATATTCGCGGACGCTTGGGGGACCAGATCGACAGCCAGCGAAGCAAGCAGGCCGCTGCCGTTCACTTAGAGCGATTAGAGGGCTGGCGTCAGTTGGACGAGCCGCCGCCCCCGGGATACTGGGAAAACATGCGCAAGCTGATCAAGGGGGCTGGCAATGAGGGCGTTTGAGGTACCTGAAATCGAGATCCCCCACGATCTGCAGGCTGAGCAAGCAGTGATCGGCGCGGCCCTGATTGATCCGAATGCCTTTGTCGTGATCGAGGAGATCCTGCAGGGCGGTGAATTTTACGAGACGGCTCACGGCCGCATCTTCCGGGCCATGCGGCACATAGCTGAGGCCGAGATCCCGATCGACACGGTGTCGGTCACCTCTCGGCTGCAGGACACGGAGGAGCTCCTGCAGGTCGGCGGCGTGACGTACTTGGCCGGCCTGATGAGCGGCGTGGCCGACACGATAAACATCGAGTTTTACGCTAGACGGGTCTTTGAGATGCACTTACGGCGTCAGTCGATCGAGACGGCGCTCAGCCTGGTCAACAACGCGGCCAGCGAGCAGGACGTCGCCGACTTCTTGGCCAAAGCCGACAAGGCGCTGTCCAAACTCTCCGACCAAGTGGCGCCTGCAACGGAGTTTTCACCAGTCAAAGAGGTCTTGGTACAGGTCATGGATGAGGCCGAGCAGCTCTACATTGCCAAAGACAACAACCAGGGTGTCACTGGTATCGCATCAGGGTTTATCGATCTCGATAAGATGACATCTGGCTTCCAACGCAATGATTTAATCATTGTCGCTGCGCGTCCTTCAGTCGGTAAGACAGCCTTTGCGCTCAACATCGCCCAGAATGTAAGTGTGCGTGCCCGCGAGACGGTGGCCATCTTTTCTCTGGAGATGTCGAAGGCGCAACTGGTAAAGCGAATGATATGCGCTGAAGGACAGGTTGATGCGAACCGTATGCGATCTGGTGCATTTGAGGGCGATGATTGGGAGCGAATGACCATGGCTGTTGGCCAACTGTCCGATGCCGCAATGTTTATCGACGATACGCCTGGCATCACCGTGCATGAGATCCGCGCCAAGTGCCGGCGGCTCAAGAAGGAGCAGGGGCTCGGAATGATCCTGATCGACTACCTGCAGCTGATCCAGGGCCGTGGCCGCCGCGGTGCCAACCGGCAGGAGGAAGTATCCGAGATCTCGCGTACGCTGAAGCAACTTGCCCGCGAGTTGGAGGTCCCGGTCATCGCCCTGTCACAGCTGAGCCGCGGCGTCGAACAGCGCCAGGACAAGCGCCCGATGATGTCCGACCTGCGCGAGTCCGGATCGATCGAACAGGACGCCGATATCGTCTCGTTCCTCTATCGTGACGACTACTACGACAAGGAGTCGGACAAGAAGAACGTCATTGAGATTATCATCTCGAAGCAGCGGAACGGTCCGGTCGGCACTGTGGAACTGGCGTTCCTGAAACAATTCAATAAGTTTGTTAACCTGGACCGCACTCACTACAGCACAAGTCCCTATCCGGAAGAGCCGGCGGAGAAGTCGGGCAGCAAGATCCCGGATATGAACCGGGGAAAGGGGATGGCTTGATGCAAAAGCCAATCGATGCGTTGTACCAGACGAAGCATCGACAAATCATTTTCAACAATTGGGGTCGGGTGATTGGAGAAGTATACACGTTGCCACCCGAATACATCAGTGAGAAAGGAGCGTGCAAAGGTGAAGATAGAGTTTGTTGTGTACGGGGAGCCGGTCGCACAAGGCAGGCCGAAAGCGTCCACGCAGACCGGTTTCGTCAAAATGTATGATCCGAAAAAGAGTCGTGATTACAAGGATTATGTTCGACTAGCTGCTGCAGAACACGCGCCACCTAAACTGCTTGAAGGACCTCTCGGAGTGATGGTCACCGCTTACCGATCAATGCCAAAGAGTTTTAGTAAGCGAAAGGCAGCGAACGCGGAGGCAGGCTTGGTGTACCCCATCACAAAGCCGGATGCAGACAACTATTTGAAAGGCGTTAAGGATGCACTGAAAGGCGTTATGTGGGTAGATGATAGCCAAGTCGTTGACGCCTACGCCCGCAAGCGTTACAGCTTCAGACCTCGCATAGAGGTAAAAATCAGACAAATTGGAGTGTGATCTACATGGCATATACAGATTTCAGAGCAAACCTTAAGAAAATTAACCTCAAGCCGAAGGGCGTTAAAGAGATCGTCCTAGAGGTTTCGGACGATGAGCTTTACGGCAAAATTGACAAGCTTGCTGCCCTGCTCGACAGCCGCGTCTCGATCGTTGTCGATTCTGAATCGGTTAGGTACTCAGTGCCCGTTTACGTCAAGACAAAAGAGCCCATTCGGCATTATACCGTTGATCAGCAGGGCGTCGTTTCTGAGGTCAAGCCGGAAGGTGAGCAGGCTGAGCTGGATCTGGGCATCCCGCATCCATCAGAGCCTATTACAGAGGTCCCCGAGGAGATCAGCAAAGAGACAGTAGACGCCTTTATTATGGAGTTACTCTCGCCAACGTATGAAGATTTGGACTACCCATTCCACGCCTGGGTAACGCAGCTGCACGATGGGGACACCTACCTGAAGATCGCTCAGGAGAACGAAATGAAATCCGGCCAAGTCGTTGATTTGATCGACGAGTATCGATCCCGGGTCGCCCCGCTGGCCGCCAAATGGGCGGAGTGGAAGAAGACGCAGCCTAACACGCCAGTGCAGGAGCAGGGAAGCCCGGATCCGGAAGGTTTCAATGCGGAGGAACCGGGCGAGTCGCTCCAGGAATGTGACGACGCTGGCCAGCACCAGGAACCTACTGATTCGGGTGACGACATTGAGCTCGAGGACGCTACCGACCAGGGCGAAGATCAAACTCCACCATCGGACGTGGATCATGACGACGATGAGCTCTCCGATTGGGAGCAAGAAGTCCTGCAGGGGAATGAGCCTCAGTCCGATAGCCAGCCACCGGAGGGACCGCAGGAGGATAAGCAGCCGGTCGAGCTGAGCAAGGACGAGATCGAAGCTATTATCCTGCGCGATCGTCCTAAGTATGATGAGATTCCCTATGACTTCCCGACCTTCCTAGAACGCCGCAAAGCCGGCGAGACATGGATGAATATTGCTCAGAATCTGGGCGTCAGCTCGAGCAAGGTATCCTCGGAGTGGAAGAAATACAAGGAACTCGTAAGCAAGCAATACGGAGCATAACAAACAAGCCCGCCGCTCTCCGGCGGGCTTTCCTGGAGGGAAGATAATGCGGGAGTATACGATGAGCCCGGAGGAACTCGCTGCCTACAACAAACGGACAGCCGGTCCGCAGGTCAAGCGATGGGAACGGACAATGACCAAAGAGGATTTTCAGAAGGCCAGAGGCTTGGGCCTGACAGAAGCCGACATCTGCCTTAAATTCTTCAACAACGACCCAAACGAGTATCGAAAACAGCTCCGAGAATGGGGCCTGCATAAACAAACTAAACCTGAGAGGAAGCGGACGGATATGACTGAGGCGGTTACGAAAGAACAGTACCTTGACAGGCGGCTGAACGGCGAGAAGCGAAGTTCTGCACTGAAAAGCATGGGGCTTTCTGGTGCCAAGGGCTATGACTACCTCAAGCAGTGGGGAATTAAGGAGATTGACGCGGAGGAGCGCGAGCTTGAGCTTTACGCAGCAAGCAAGACCAGAGCTGCACCGGAGCCATCTGTCCCGGTTGAAGAGGCGGCTGCGGCCTCGGCTGCTCAAGAGGATAAAACGTATATGGATCGGGTCGATGCTCTGAAGGCAGGAAACGAGCTTCTCCGTGAAGAGCTGCAGCAAGAGCGCGAGGCCCACGGCCGATGCATGCAGCAGGCGGATGATTTCGCCGCTTCGCTCTCTGAGCGAGATCGTGTAATCGCGGATTTGAGGTCCAAGGTTGCAGACCGAAACAGCCGGATCGCTGATCTGGAGGCAGAGGTCGACCGGCTCCGTGTTGATGCAGTGACTGTCGATCCTTCGCATCAGAAATTGCTTGAGCTGCAGGCGGAGTACAAACGCCTGGAGGCTAAGTTCGAGGACGTGTACCTCGCCAATATCGACCTACAGAAACAGGCCACCGGGTTCATCCAGCTGCGCTTGCCTGTCATCCCAGCGGACGGACCCAACGTGCAGCGAGCGATGATCTATGAGCTCATCGAGACATTTAATAAGAGCGTAGAGCCCGCCGTCATCGAGCGCGGCGACATCATGCTCCGGATGTTTGAGCTGCTGCAGCAGATGGTCGCTTTCATTACGGCCGACATGGGCGAGCTGCTGCCAGGCCAGGATCTCACCGAGCCGGCTCAGCGATTCTTCGAGTACCATAATGCCCGTTACATCGAAGCGTCAGCTGGCCAGAAAGCGGTGAGCTGATGGGTGATAAAACTAAAATCCAGTGGACGGAGGCGACTTGGAATCCATTGCGGGGATGCTCCAAGGTCAGCGCCGGCTGCCGGAACTGCTACGCCGAGAGCGTGGCCAACCGGTTCTCCGGTCCTGGCCAGCCGTATGAGGGGACGATCGAGGATGGGCGTTGGTCTGGCCAAGTCCGTCTCGTTCCAGAGGTCCTGGACCAGCCGCTCCGCTGGCAAAGGCCGCGGCTCATTTTCGTCAACAGCATGAGCGACCTTTTCCATGAGGATGTGCCGTTCGACTACATCGACCAGGTTTTCGCTGTGATGGCCTTGGCGTCCAGGCATACGTTTCAGATCCTGACCAAGCGGCCTGATCGGATGCTGGAGTACATGACGAAATCTTATTTACCGCACGGCATTGATAAGCTGGTAGACATTGCGCCTTGGATGGAGCAGCACGGGTGGATCAGTCCGGAGGACGCGGCAAACATCGCTCCTCCCGGCAGTACGCTCCCCAAATGGCCAGAGTGGCCACTCCCGAACGTGTGGCTTGGCGTGAGCGTGGAGGACCAGGCAACTGCCGATGAGAGGATCCCGCTACTTTTGCAGACGCCTGCCGCTGTTCGATGGCTGAGCTGTGAACCGTTGTTAGGATCGGTTGACTTATCGAGCATTGAATACAATGGGGAAGCAGTGAACGTACTCAGCGGATCTTATAATAATCGATTTATAAAGACATTCCTCCTTCCTTCTCAGAGAATTAATTGGGTGGTAGTTGGTGGCGAGTCCGGTCCCCATGCTCGACCAATGCACCTGGACTGGGCACGTGAGATTCGAGATCAATGCATCGTGGCAGAGGTGCCATTCTACTTTAAACAGTGGGGAGAGTGGGTGCAGATCCATCCGCTGCGCTGCAACGAGCCCGGAATTAAGGGCAAGGAGTGGTATAACTTTGACCCGGACACGGCAGTCTGCCGCATTGGTAAGAAGGCAGCCGGAAGGCTGCTGGACGGACGGGAATGGAACGAGATGCCGGTCCAGGCTAAGGAGGCGGTCGAGTCATGAACAATGCAGATAAGGCTCCCCGGTGTAAAAATTGCAATCACTGCAAGCAGATCGGCAGAATGCAGACGCAGCAACGCCGACTCGGGCGGAAGAAATACTATTGTGAGCACCCGAAAGTCAGGAGAGTAACAAATAATTCCTTCGTCGGATTCGGGGCTATGGGGTATGAAAGCCCCTTGACGCTAAAAACCGCGAAGAGATGGTGCCCGTTGAAGGAGGCGGGAGAGTCATGATCTGGATCATCGTGGCGGTTGTCGTCCTGCTTGCGTTAATCGCCTTCTCGGCCGTGGTGGTCGGGGGGAGGAGGGAGAAGGAGGCGCGAGGAGATGACCGACTCGAATAAAACCTCGATTTTGAAAAGGTTGGCTGAAATATACGGACCTCAATGGGCAAAGCAATTATCTGGCGAGATTAAAATAAAGGAAATCGAAATGGAGCGCAGGACAGCCAGGCTCGCTAAGATCGCGGACATTCCTTATCTCGAAGCAAGTGAACACGTCGAAGCCTGGCACGATCAAGGGATTCAATACGAATACGTGGAGCAATTGCTACTCCAAGGCTTCGAGTTGGAGAAAGTAGTCGATTATGTGAAAGGGGCACGGCGAGAATGAAAATCTTGATTTTGCGCGACATTGAAAAAGGACCGAAAAAAGGTGCAGTTGTTATGGCGAGATCAATTCCTTTGCTATTTGGTGGAGGGTTTCAAATCATCGAACGCGGACCCTATCTGGGAGTTCTGGTTCCTGGAATGAGTGCGTGCGGTGCCATTGAAGAAGACGATCTCCCTTTTATTGATCTCCATATTCAGTTAGCTGAGAAAGATGCAGAAATTCAGCGATTACAAGATCTTCTTGCAGTAGGCGCTGAGGCTGCGCAGGCCGCAATTGACCAGATGGACAAGACCAGCGCTTTTCTGCGAGAACTAAAAAAAGAGAGCTCCGCTATTGGAGATGCTGAACAACCTATAGCACAGCAAAAAAGAGAATAAAAAAGACCCCCCGCCGTCCGACCAAAGATGCGGGGGATCCTCATAGTAATTACCCACCACTATATTATCATAACGAAAGCGGTGGGGGTAACATGCAAATCAGACAGGACATATATAAGGTGGACGAGGCGGAAACCCGGGCAGCGGTCGAGAAGTATCTCCTGCAGGCCCGGGAGTATAGCGTCACGGAGTACATTCCGGAAGAAGCGAGTGTCACTGCTTCCTACAGCAGCATCCCCCGCAGCAACACCAACGTTACCAGTGACCAAACGGGGGACATAGCCAGCACCAACGTTGATGAACCAGAGCGCCGGCGGCGACATGTTGAACGTGCATTAAAAGCGATAGATCGACTTGGCAAGCGGCATCAGAACCTAATTAATATGAGATATATGATGGACGATGACGTGTTGGATATGGATGTAGCGGAGGAGCTAGGTTACACTCCACGCCACTATAGAAGAATTAAATCGGTGGCCATGTATCGTCTAGCCACCTCTCTCGGGCTACTCGTTCTTAGTGACGAGTAGTCTTTTTTTGCTGAATTGAGAAAATGTCCGCTTTATGTCCGCTTTATGTCCGCTCAATGTCCGTTGCAGGCCGAAAAACCGTGTTATTATGATATTGTCAGACAGGAAGGCAATCAGCCATCCCGCCGAATGTAGAACTGATATTGGTTTTTAACATAGTACATCCCGTTAATCCGTACTGCATCCTTGATGTGTCGCTCAATCGGGCCGCCGTAATTTTCCAAACGTTCGCCGTCCCATACCTCTACTCGATGCTGGAGTAGAAAAGCGTCGTTGAAATCTACTAGTTTCGATAATTTAGAATTATATATGGGACAGCACCTCTATGAAAAATTTATTCTTGGAAAGCCATAAGTAGAATTGATAAATTCCAAACTATTATTGCAAAACAAAATGAAGCTAAAGCCCTATTTCGTTTTTTGTTTTCCAAAACTATGTACATAAATACAAAAGATAGAACTGGAACTAAGAAAAAGGTTACGTAGGAAGATATTGCAAACAAATCTATTTACCTCCTAACCAATATGTGGTAGACTTCTTTTTGGTTACATCATATCATGGGAGGGAATTAAAGGGAATGAGAATGGGAAAATTTTTTGTGTCACTGTTGGGGGCTGCATTGTTGTCAGTAAGCATGTCTGTTGTATCAGCTGCGGAGTCGATTGAGTTAACCGATGTTACAGAGCCTACTCCTAGCGTTGAAACAATGGATGCCTATTTCTTAAATCAAGGTGTGCCTCAAAGTTATCTTGATGATATGCCAGAAGAGGAAAAGATCGAGCTTTATGAAGTGAAAGCAGTTGTAACTCTTGTCCAAACATCCACTGGTACTGAGGATGAAAATGCATCACCGAATTTTCTTCAATCTTACAATGCGGCCTTGAACGCTTCTAAGAGTAGCACTGCTAACACAGCATCAACATGGACTAAAAGCATTGTAGGATATCAAATGCCATACAATACATCTGGTATTAATAAATTCAGACTTACATTTAACTGGACATGGAATCAAGCTCCTACTTTCACACTTACTGATAAGTTTGGAATGGCATGGACACATGGTCTTGTAGCATTGGATGATACTGCAAAACTCAGATATACTGCATCTGGAACTAATAACATGTACAATACTATCTGTTCTAAACGACTAGTGGATGCTACTACGAATGACGGGTATAAGCCAGGGGAAGGGATTGGTTGGAAATATGATATCAAATCGTCTTTCCCTGATCCTACAATAACTGGCCAATGTTTTGTAAATAAACATGTAGGGTATGGACAAGTTGATGTTTTAGCGGAGCATCCTAACAACGGAGCAAATAGAGTAACAGGTCTTTCTGGAACTTATTTTCACAAGTGGGGAGGAGTTAATGGCACATTGGATTTTAATAATGGTCCGGGTGTAAGCATATCTTGGTCGTCCCAGTATAATAGATTTGAAGATGCTATTGGTGTTATGCATTGGAAAAATTCAAATCTCTGGGAAGCGTAAATAGAATATCCTTGAAAGCATCCTTACGGGTGCTTTTTTTTATTGATATAAATCCAACTTAATTATAGGAGCTGAATCATTATGCGTATAGTGACCATCCCCATTGAGCAGATCAACTCTGCAGCTTATCACCCGCGCGTAGACCTGCAGCCTGGAGATCCGGAGTATGAGCAGCTGCGTGAGAGTATTGAGGCTTTTGGCTATGTCGCACCGATAGTTTGGAATGAGCGTACCGGGAACATGGTCGGCGGGCATCAACGATTGAAGATCCTGCGTAATCGTGGGGACACAGAGGTGACCGTCTCAGTCGTGGCGCTGGATGATCGCCAGGAGCAGCTGCTCAACCTGGCACTCAACAAGGTCGAAGGGCGATGGGACGATGAGGCGCTGGCCACTTTGCTGCAGGAGCTCAGCGCAGAAGGTGGCGGCCTGGAGCTGACCGGCTTTAGCGCGGAAGAAGCTGCCGAGGCGCTCAGTGTACTTGGCCAGGATATCCAGATTGAGGATCCGGTAATTGAGGATGATTTCGACGTGCAGCGTGCGCTCGACAACATCAAGCAGCCCGAGACACAACTCGGCGACGTCTGGCAACTCGGCCGGCATCGGCTCGTTTGTGGCGATGCTACCAAGGAGGAAGATGTCGCGTTTCTCATGGTCGGCGCCAGGGCGGCGCTGGTTGTCACAGACCCGCCGTACAACGTCGCAATTGAGAGTGATTCGGAGCGCTTGGCGGCCGATGGTCGGGGTAAGATTATGAACGACAACATGGGCAAACAAGAGTTCAAGGATTTCCTGCATGCGATCTTCGAACGGTACGCCAGCATCATGATGCCGACCGCGGCCATCTATGTTTTCCATCCAACCTCTTATCAGCGAGAGTTTGAAAATGCCATGAACGATGCCGGCATTGTGAGCCGTAGCCATTGTGTTTGGGTAAAGAATGCATTTTCCTTCGGCTGGTCTCAGTACCGCTGGCAGCATGAGCCGGTCTTCTATGCCCATATTCGCGGTAAGTCGCCCGCCTGGTATGGCGATCGCCGGCAATCGACGGTATGGCGCTCCGGGCTGGATGAGCCCGAGCCATCGACGGTGTGGGAAGTGTCCCGCGGGAACGTCAATGCGTATGTACATCCCACGCAGAAGCCGCTGCCGTTGCTGGCCATTCCGATCGGTAACAGCAGCCAGAAGGATGATGTAATCGTGGATTTTTTCGGAGGCTCCGGATCTACACTGATGACGTGTGACCAGATGGGCCGGGAATGCCGGCTTCTCGAGCTGGATCCGCGCTTCTGTGACGTTATCAAGGAGCGATTCGCCCAGGCGACCGGTACCGAGCCGGTCCTGCTTCACAGAGTTCCCGAGCAATAAAAAAGAGAGGCGCTCGAACGCCTCTCCCCCTAACCAGGTTGCCCCGGCTGAGATAGCGGCCCGCCGTGCACGGCTTTTTGCAGATATCCGCTATCTCGTTTTCCATCATAATGGAAAGTCGAGGTAACCACAATGGGAACAAAAAATGAAGATTTATTGACGCAACATGAAATAGAGGTCATTAACGGCATTTTAGATTCCAAGGAACAGTATCGAAAAATCGTGAAGGCAGCCATTACTCGTTGGGTTCGGGATTTCCAAGAGAACCGCATCGAAATCAACACGGTCGACGATCTCCGCAAGCTCATCGAGCTGGACATTGAGCTGCAGAAGGATGATCTATAACCGCTGGGAGGTGGCAGATTGAACAACACGACTGAAACACCCACCAACACTAGACCGCGGCGAGGTCCGCCATTGGGTAGCCGGAACGCCCTGGGCAACCGTGGTGGCAGAGGTGGCCCTGTCGGGAACAAGCACGCGCTGCGAACAGGAGAGCATGAGGCTATCTGGTTTGACACCCTTGATCCGGATGAGCTGGAGTTGCTCACCGACATGGCCACGGATCCACTCCAGCTGGTCGAGGAGTCAATTGTCCTGTTCACGGTTCGTGAGCGTCGGATGATGCAGCGTGTCAAACGAGCATCTGATGGCCTTTCGGACAATCAGCGTCGCGTGCTGCAGGAGCTCCGGACGGTTAGGAATGCAATTCCCCGAGCTGATGGCACTAGCAAGGCTACAATCGTAAGCCGCGAAGCCCTAGTAACCACGTCCATCGAGGAAACGTCATTTCGACGCATCGAGGACGTGATTCGACTTGAAGAGGCGCTGACCCGCATTCAGGAGAAAAAGCTTAAGGCAATCGAACTGAAAAGTCGTTTGCTGTGAATTTTAAAAATCCCCCTCATATATCATATTGTTGAAATATGGTAATCAGTGTATTATTGGGTTGGGGGGAGATGAGACTTGAAAATCTTTATAAGCTGGTCAGGTGGAAGGAGTAAAGCGGTTGGTGACTTGTTAGATTCATGGCTTCAATGCGTGATACAGGCAATTGATCCATGGATGTCTACTAAGGATATCGATCGGGGAGCTATTTGGTTTTCAGAAATCAATAACCAGCTCAAGGACACAAGTGTGGGTATAGTCATTCTGACGAAAGAAAATAAGGAAAGACCATGGATTATGTTTGAAGCAGGGGCACTAGCAAAAGGACTTGCTACAAGTAGGATAATCGTCCTTTTAGTTGATCTTGAAAATAAAGACGTTAGAGATCCGTTGGCTCAATTTAATCTTACAGAACCAAATCGAGATGGAATGTGGCAACTGGTGAGAACTTTGAATGCTTCATTACAAGATAAAGCTTTAAAAGAAAAAGTGCTCGAGCAAGTTTTCGATACCTATTGGCCACAATTCGAGACTAGTTTCTCTGAAATTCTTAATAATACTCCTGAGAATGCACCTTCTGAGCCGATTAGTTCAACTGATGATGTTCTTAATGAACTTCTCATGTATACACGCAATATTAATTTAAGACTCAATGACCTCGAGAAGGAACGTACTATAGATTCGAACACATACAACTATCTGAATGCAAGCGATCTCGTCAAGATGGTGTCTGAGAAATTTCCAGAAGGATTTGATGATATCACACTTGAAAAAATCAGAAAAAGTATGAATAAGGATAATAAGAAAATTAGTAGTTCTCCGTACAAATTACAGAATACGCACGTGAACAGAGTTTAGAATTGTTTATCTGGTTGTGAAAAATTAAAAAAAACAGAGCTATGTCACGATTTATTGAATGAAAAGCTGTATTTCAAGACTTGGCAAACTATCAAGGGCATCTGTATAATGCATTTATCACTTCTATGCTCTTTAGTTACTAAGTACATGGCCTTTAACTAACATACGAGCTCAGCGAGAGACTTTTACACGGAGCGCTAGCGTCCCGTGTGCTTTTACGGGTTATCCGGTTTTCAAGTGTTTCATTCAGTTTAACGGGGTTCAGATAGTAGTAGCAGCATGTTTGATTCGAAATATCTCATACGACGAGCGTCACTCATTTTCCTGGGTGGCGCTCTTTTTGTCGGCGTCGTTTTTTCTGGCTCCGCGAAAGAAGAAGGAGTTACATAGGGGAGGTGTTTTCGATTTCGAATTTGGATTTCAAATCTCATGCCAAGAATGAACTGCTTCGATTGTATTATTCGATTTTGGCTTTTCATTTTGTAAAGCGTGCGAGGAAGTATCTGCATCGTGATATGAAACTCTGTATTGCATACCTGCAGCTATCCCATATTTACAGCCTGAAGGAGAATGGCATTCCTTCTTTCTTCGATAAAGGTAAGCCTGTCAAAGATGAAGGGAGAGATTCGAATGGCCATGAAGCGACGCCTACCAATCCTCCATAGGTCTGGAATACATCGAGCTTTAGGACAGAGTCATACGTTGAGAGCTGGTCTGTCTACCCTGGATCGCCTGCAGCCTGTCGTACATCATTGCGTTGGGCCTGTGAGTGCTGAGGAGAAAGCTGCTGTCATGAGTCGGCTGATAACCTTCGAGAGGCAGGAGAGAGGGCTGGAGGGCGTGTCGAATTGTGTCATTGCGGGTCCTTCTGGGGGTCGAGCGGGCCCACGGGTGCTGGCGACCCCGAAATCGCGTTAGTTTTGATTTCTGAAAAAAACTTCCGATTCCTATCACAGATCGTCTTTATCGGCGATTTAATTGCATTCCTTCAATAGAAGTAAAAAACGGCGCTAGGGCTAGGAAAACGGAAAAATCGGAACTGAGGTAGGAGTTATGGCGAAAACAACAAAAAAAATGGCTCCATCACCAAAAATGCATGAACGTGAGGTTTCTACGGCAGAGCTGGCGGCCATTATCGGTAAAACACCGCGCTGGATCAATCAGTTAACGGGTGATGGGATTCTAAAACGTGTAGGCCGCGGCAAGTATATCTTGTCTGAAGCGGTCCAGGCTTATATAGATCACGCATCTGGCGGTCGTGAAGAGGACACTCGTCCCCGATTACGGGATGAACAGGCAGAGCTGACTCGAATCCGGAAGGAAGATGCGATGCTGGATCTGGCTGTGAAGCGCGGCGAGCTACACCGGGCAGAGGACGTCCGGGCCACAGTGACCGATATGCTGCTTAATTTTCGGGCGCGGATGCTTGCTCTACCGATGAAAATCGCGCCGCGGGTCGCTTATCTGAGCGATGTGCAGGCAATCAACGGTGTTCTGGACGGTGAGATCCGAGTCGCGCTTATCACGCTGTCCGATTACGATCCAACTGATTACAAAGAGGGTGCGAGTGATGAGCGAGACTCTTCAGCAGACACGTAACCTCTTCCGCGAGATCGTTCGGGTCGTCGCACCGCCGGCGAAGCTGAATGTCTCGGAATGGGCGGACCGGTACCGGATCCTCTCCAGTGAATCATCTGCAGAGCCTGGGCCGTGGCGGACCAGCCGGGCACCTTTCCAGCGAGAACCGATGAACGCGATCTCTGATTCGCGGTATGAAACGATCGTGCTGATGTGGAGCTCGCAGGTCGGCAAGACGGAATTGGAGCTCAACGCGGTTGGGTACTTCAGCGACCACGACCCGGCACCGATGATGTTCGTGCAGCCGACGCTAATCATGGCGCAGGATTTTTCCAAGGACCGCTTGGCGCCGATGTATCGGGACTCGCCGAAGCTGCGGGACAAGATTCGCTCACCCAAGAGCAGGGATAGCGGGAATACGGTCCTCCGGAAGTCGTTTCCGGGCGGGCAGATCGCACTGGCTGGCGCTAACTCGCCGGCCTCTTTGGCGTCCCGTCCGATCCGCGTCGTACTTTGTGATGAGATTGACCGGTACCCGTTATCTGCAGGTACGGAGGGCGACCCGGTCTCTTTGGTCACCAAGCGGACGACCACCTTCAGCAACAGGAAGCGGATCCTTGTCTCAACTCCGACGATCAAGGGGATCTCGCGCATTGAGAAGTTTTACGAGGACAGCACTAAGGAAGAATGGTGCTTGCCCTGCCCAACTTGCGAAGATTATCAACCCCTGAAGTGGAAAAACATCGTCTACGAATACGATGAGGAAGACAAAAAGACGACCAAGGCGGAGATGCGCTGCAGCTCCTGCGGCTTCCTCCACTCAGAGCAAGAGTGGAAGGCAAATCACGAGCAGACGGGCCGGTGGATCGCTCAGCGCAGCCACTCGACGACGCGCGGGTTTCATCTGAACGAGCTGGCCAGCACCTTCACTAGTTGGGAGACGATCGTCCATAACTGGAAGGAGGCCAACGCAGCAGGCACCGAGGCGCTCAAGACCTGGATTAATACCGCCATGGCCGAGACCTGGGAAGAGAAGGGAGAGCAACTGGACGAGGAGATACTGCTCAACCGCCGCGAGCTCTACCATGCGGACGTGCCGGACGGCGTGAAGGTGCTGACGGCAGCGGTTGACACCCAGGACAACCGGTTTGAGGTCGAGGTCCAGGGCTGGGGCGTCGGTCATGAGAACTGGCGTATTCAATACCACGTCATCTATGGCGATCTGAAGCAGCCACAGGTTTGGGCTGATCTGGACGAGTTCCTTCAGCGCACCTGGAGCGACGCGGGCGGCCGCACCTTTCCAATCGCGATCAGCTGCATGGACTCCGGCGGCCACTTCACAAATGAGGTTTATAAGTTTTGCAAGGAGCGCCACGGTCGCCGCTTGTTCGCAATTCGCGGGGAGAATCCAGGAGACGGGACTTACTTGCCTCTGATTGCCGGCACGTCGTCCAAGAACCGATACAATGCGACCGTTGTCCGTTTGGGCGTGCATGAGGGCAAAACAAAGGTCATGAGCGCCGTGCGTCAGCCGCCAGTGGATGATCAAGGCAACAAGACGAAGGGATATTGCCATTTCCCATTGACAACTCCGGAGAAAAACAGAGGCTATGAGCGGCAGTATTTCGAGGGATTGACGGCGGAGGCATTGCACACGCGATACAAAGCGGGTTCACCCTATCATGTATGGGTCAAAGTCCGCGAACGGAACGAGCCGCTCGACTTGGCGGTCTACAATCGAGCCGCCATTGAGATCCTGCAGCCGAACCTGGACGCCGAGTTGCCGCCGCCGAAGCCATCGTCGCAGGCTGACCGTAAGCCGAAGCGGCGTCGAGGCACTACCAGCAGCGTATAGAAGGGAGGTGAAAGGAATGAAATACACGCTTGAAGTGGCCACGACGCACCTTAATGCCTGGCTCGCCTGCGAGCTGGCCATCTCGACCGGTCAGTCCTACACGATCGGCACGCGCTCGCTAACCCGGGCCAATCTGAAGGAAGTTATGCAGCAAATTAAGTATTGGCAAGGCATCATCGACGGAATCATACGCTGCAAGCAAGGGCTGCCGCCGCGTAGCCGGGTCCGCCGGTACGTTCCGCTGGATATATGATGGCCCAGACGTCCGGCAAGATCGGACGATCTTACCCCGCCGTGTATAACCAGGGCTATGGCGATCACGGGGCCAGCCGCCGCAAAAAATCGCTTGCGGCCTGGAACCCGATGGCTGGCGACGCGGAAGAGGATATTCACCAGAACCTGGAGGACCTCCGTCCGAGAGCACGTGACCTGTACATGGGCGGATCACTGGCCAACGGAGCATTGAAAACCTTGCGAACCAACATAATCGGCACCGGATTGCGGCTCAAACCCGCCTTCGATGCCGATTTTTTGCGCCTATCGGAAGATCAGGCCAAGCGTCTGAAGGCCCAGATTGAGCGGGAATTCGCCTTATGGGCCGAATCAAAGGACTGCGACGCCAGCGGCATGCTGAACTTTTATGAGCTGCAGCAGCTCGCCTACCTCTCCTGGATTATGAGCGGTGACACCTTTGCGCTGCTACCGCTGCTCCCCCGCAAGCACGCGACCTATGACTTGCGGGTGAGGATCCTGGAGGCTGACCGCTGCAGTACGCCGACCGAACAGGCCGAGCAGCAGCAGAGCGGCAAGATCCGCAGTGGGGTTGAAGTCGATGCCGACGGCATGGTCGCGGCGTACTGGTTCTCTGATCGACACCCGGGCAGCCGGGACTTCTTACCGAACAAGTGGCGCCGGGTGCAGGTCCTTGGAGACAAGAGCGGCAGGCGCAATGTGCTGCATCTGTTTGAGCCAGAGCGTCCGGAGCAGCGCCGTGGCGTGCCGATGCTTGCACCGGTCATCGAATCGCTCAAGCAGCTCGAGCGTTACACCAACGCGGAGCTGATGGCTGCGGTTATTTCCGGGATGTTCACTGTCTTCATCGAGACGGAACAAGAGGATGGCGATCCGTTTGGCCTGGCGCCGGTCGGGGAGCCTGCTAATCCGACGGGAGAGCCGCTGCCGGTTGGCCATGATTCAGATCTGAAGATGGGGAACGGGGCGGTGCAGTTCCTGCAGCCAGGGGAGAAGGCGACGATTGCCAACCCAGGCCGGCCCAACTCCGGGTTCGACCCGTTCGTTAACGCCATTCTCCGGCAAATTGGGTCAGCGCTTGAATTGCCTCCGGAAATGATGATGAAAAGCTTCACGTCCAGTTATTCAGCCAGCCGGGCTGCATTTTTGGAAGCCTGGAAGATGTTCCGCATGCGTCGATCATGGATGTCAGCTGACTTTTGCCAGCCCATCTATGAAGAGTGGTTTGTCGAGGGGGTTATTAAGGGCCGTATCGATGCGCCTGGCATCTTCGACGATCCCGCGCTTTTTAAAGCTTACACGCGGGCGGAGTGGCATGGTCCGTCACAAGGTCAGCTCGACCCGGTCAAAGAGGTCAATGCGGCAATCCTACGCGTGAAGCACGGCTACAGCTCGCATCAACGGGAGGCCGCGGAGCTAACCGGTACCGAGTACGAGAGCAACATCCGGCAGCTGGCATATGAGCAGCAGGTCCGACAACAATACAGCATAAGCCTGGAAGGAGGTGAACAAACAAATGCCACCGACAATGACGAGGAAGACGACTCCAATATTTAACGCGAAAAAAGTTAGTAACAACGCTGCGGAGCTGACGATTTATGCCCCAATCGAGGATGAGGAGTCCTGGTGGTATGATTCTGTGTCGCCCAAAGGCGTAATGAATGCACTAAAGCGAATGGGCAACGTGGATGAGATCCTTGTCCGGATTAACAGCCCAGGTGGAAGTGTCTTTGCAGGGATGGCCATCTATCAATATCTGAGCGACCATAAGGCCCATATCACCGTGAAAGTCGACGGATTAGCGGCTTCCGCTGCCTCCGTGATTATGCTGGCAGGTGATACGATCATCATGGGTGCCGGTGCAATGGTAATGATCCATAATCCTTGGACGGTTGCCATGGGTGAGGCAAAAGACTTCCGAGCTGCGGCTGATCTCCTGGATAAGGTGCAAGCATCTTGCATCAATGTGTACAAGGATCGCACGGGCAAGGACGAGGAGCAATTGAAGACGATGCTGGATGCGACGACCTGGATGACGGCTGATGAGGCCGTCGAGATCGGTTTTGCCGATGAGGTGGACCGCAAAGCCAAGGTATCGGCCTCCATTAAAAATGGGATCGCCACATTCGGGAGCCAACGCTTTGATATGCGCGCGTTTGCGAGCATTCCCGTGCTGCCGGAAGACACGGCAGACGAAAATCAAGACGACGAACCGGCCATTGAGCCGCCGCTTGCGAGCGGGGAAGGAGAGGAAGACGTGAAGGATTTAGCAGAATTGAAGGCCAAGCACCCCGACATTTTTAAAGCGGCTCAGACAGAGGGCATCCAAGCGGAGCGCTTGCGCATCACGGAGCTGCAGGCGTTGGCCAACGCTCCGGGTGCAGCTGACATTGTGTCCAAAGCAATCGAATCCGGCGGTACAGCCGCGCAGGCTGCCATGGATATTGTCAAGGCATCGATGGAGCGTGTGACGGCTACTGGCCAGAACCGCCAGGCAGACAGCCAGGCAAGCGGCGCGCATGAAGTACCAGCAGATGAGGCTCCAGATGCGCAGCAGACGGCTCAAGCCAAAGCACAGGCGGAAATTAATAAAGAGGCAGATGCCTTGGCCGATGAGGTCAAAAATCAGATGAGCCTAAAGGGAGGTCGCAAGAATGCCTAAGTATGTGGTAGATGGATATGACAAGCTGATTGCCGGCATGGTGGGGCCGTTTATCACGGTCTCTGTTATTGTAAAGGCCGGCGGGATCCGTGAGCGCGGGACCGTGCTGGGAGTGGTTGATCAAGAAGAGGACGGCACATGGATTGTGGACGTGGTCGATTCGACAGCGACCGACGGCTCCGAGACGCCGTTCGGCATTCTGGCCGATCCGGAGGTTGATGCAACGACGGAGGACGTGCGGGCGACCGCCTTCACGAGCGGCGAGTTCAACCGCGACGCGCTGATCTTTGGCGGCACCGACACCGTCGACATGCACGAGCTTGCCATGCGCAACGTCGGCCTGCACACAAAACGAGTAGTAGGATAAGGAGGAGACAAACACGATGGCATACAAAGATATTTATGCGTTCCCGACACTGCTTAAGGTGGTCGGGCAATTGCCGCGCCCAAGCACATACATCCTGGACAAATTTTTTGAGGACGGAGAGCCGTTCGACACTGAATACGTGGAAATTCAGACTTTCAAAGGTAAGAAGCCGATCGCGCCTTACGTATCGGAGTTGCAGCCTGGCAAAGTCGTCCTGCGGGGCGGATTTGAGGCCAATCAATACAAGCCAGCCTTGATCAAGCCTTCTCGCCCGATCACGGCGATCGACCTGCAAGTCCGTAGTGCTGGTGATAGCTTAATCAACCCAGAGCCTCCAGAGGTTCGCGCGCGTCGGCTATTGGCTCGGGACATTATTGAGCTCAACGACACAATTACTCGTCGTTTGGTCGAGCAGGCAGCATCACTGATGTTTACGGGTAGGGTGACACAGATTGGTGAGGGTGTGAGCCAAGTCATCGATTACGATTTCACCAATATCATTACTCTCTCCGGTACGGATCTTTGGACCAACCCGGCCTCTGACCCGATTGCCTTCTTGGCCGAACGTCGTAAAGCGATTTTGGACGGTGATGCACCGACACCGGATATTGTTCTGGCCGATTACGATGCGGCTGTTGCGCTGATGCGTCACCCGGCTATCCTCCAGCTGGCTGACAATAAAGGCGTTGATGTGGGCAACATTGACACTACGCTGCTCCCGGATGGTGTAACCTATCACGGTTATTTGAAAGATGTTGGCTTGAGCGTGTACAGCTATATTGGCAAATATACCGACGACGACGGAACAGAGAAGCCGTTCATTCCCGAGGGAATGATCGCCATCCTTTCCTCGCGTGAAAAATTCACCTTCCACTATGGCGCCAATGTCATTATGGACCCTAGAACGGAACAGTTCGCTAGGGTTCGCGGCAAGGTTACACCTCAATCCTGGGTGAGCGTGGAGCCCGCGCAAAGATGGTTGCAAATGTTATCCCGTCCGCTGGCTGTACCTGCCAATGTCGCCGGTTGGTACGTCGCCAAGGTCATCTAATCCTGAGAGGAGGACTCATCCATGCAATACAAAGCGATTCATCATGTCCAGCATAGCGGCCGCCTGTTCCCATCTGGCGAGTATGTAGTCGGTCTGACGGAAGAGGAGGCCCAGCGCCTCCTAACATCAAAGGCAATCCAGGCGATTGACCTACCACCAGCAGAAGCTGTTGTCCAACCTCCTGCAGGTGCTGCCCCGGTTACGCCGCCAGCAGGCGGGGAGCCGGAGAAGACCGTCGCCGAGCTGACTAAGCTCCTCGAGGCAGATCCTTATGTGGAGGACGTGGAGCAGTTACTGCAGAAGGAGCTCTCCCGCAAACCGGAGCCTCGTAAAGGCGCGGTTAAGCTGCTGGAGGACTGGCTGAAGGAGGCTGCAGAAGATGAACTTCAAGCTCCAGACGCAGCTGGACAATCTAACGACGTTTCTCAATCCTAACGAGTTCGGTGAGCTGCACGATATCGATGGTGTTCCAACCATGGTCGTCATCGACCAGGATCTGATTAATAAGAGATCACAGGTCATGGCTGAGGGGACTTACATCAATCGTCTGGTTCTGTTTGTCCGGATGGCGGATTTGGGCTATATACCGGTCGAAGGCCAGATGATGAGGGTTGATGATTCGCCGTACCTGGTCGTTCAGGTTGGCCATGACATGGGAATCCTAAGCGTCACGCTGGAGGGCAACCAGACATGATCAAATTTTCGTCAACTCGCAAGGAATTCAAGCAGGCTACGGTCGCATTGAAGTTTGTTCAAAACAACATTCCGAAAGCCTTTAGCGCTGCCATGAACCGGGTCGCCCAGGGCGTCCGGACAGAAGCGGTCAAGAAGGTGAGGGAGATCTACCACGTCAAGGCGGGAGACGTGCGGCAGACGATCCGAATCACGAAAGCGAGCGCGGCCCGCCTAGAGATGATCTTCACCTCGCGCGGGCCGAGCATTCCGCTGATCAAATTCAAGACAACGCCGTCCAAGGCGCCCCGGAAACAACCCCGGGTGCTGAGGGCTGCGGTGAAGAAAAAGAGTGGGAAGAAGCCGATCCCCGGTGCGTTTGTTGCGGAAATGCGCAGCGGACACCTCGGGGTATTTGAGCGTGCCGGCAAGAAGCGGACGCCGATCAATCAGTTGTTTGGTCCAGCGATCCCCGTCATGCTCAGCGAGCCAGGCGTTGCCGAGCACCTGCAGACAGAGGCGCAGCGGCGCATGGCGGAACGGATCGACCATGAGGTCGGCCGCGTGCTGGGGAGGATGTAAGGATGACAGCAGCTATGTTATTGCGTGCGCTTGTCGCCTATCTGCAGGTGGCGGTCGCAGACTATGCGGCTGCACAGGCGGACGGTGGGCGCTACACGGTGCCGCGCGTGTTTGATTGGTACCTCCCGTTTAAGGATCCGCGCAAGGAGGAAAAGATTGATTTTCCTTATATTGTTGCTCGCATCATGGATGGAGAGGATCCGGAGAGCGAGCCGAAAGATGTAACTGGCTCCACAGTCCACGTGCATCTAAGTTTTGGCGTGTACCATCCCGGCACGATGGACGAGGCTGGTTTCATACATCCGGACGGAAATTACGATCTGCTTAATTTGATGGAGCACGTCCGGATGGCGCTGCAGCAACAACCGCTGATTGACCAGCGGTACCGGCTGGAGAAGCCATACAACTGGGACATCCCAGACGGTCAGCCTTATCCATTGTGGGTTGGCCAGGCGGTGACGCGTTGGTCCGTCCAGAGTGTCACCGAACAAATACAAGGAGTTGATTTGCATGGAAGCCAATGGACCAGATGAAACGAAGGAAGAAACGAAAGGGCAAAAATCTAGGGCGGAACGAAGGCAGGCTGAGTCTGTCCCAGTGACAGCCCCCACGCCGGAACCAGCAGCGGAACCAGCAGCGGTACCGGCGAAAAAGCAGTTGGATCAGCTCATTTATACCGGCCCTAACGTTGGCCGGGGGCATTTGCAGCAGTATGCCGTCTTCCGCGGTGGGATTCCGGCGCACGTCGCCCCGCTGATCGAGCAGCATCCGGAGATCCGCACGCTGCTTGTGCCGATCGCGGAGCTGTCCAAAACGCAAGAAAAAATCCAGGTGAAGGGAACGCATGAGCACAAGGCGTACCGGATCCTCGAAGGAGTGACAATTTAATGGCCTACAAACATGGGGTGTCTGTCATTGAGCGGCCAACGGCTCTCACGCCGCCCGCCTCTACCGGATCCGTGCCGGTTGTCATCGGTACCGCGCCGGTCAACCTGTCGCAACGAGCGACGGCGCCGGTCAATGAGCCGGTACTCTGCTTTTCCTACGATGAGGCGGTGGCTGCTTTCGGTTATAGCCACGACTGGAGGTTTACACTGAGCGAAATGATTTATTCCCATTTCGCCCTGTTTTCGATGTCTCCGATTGTGCTGATTAACGTCCTGGATCCCGCGACGGACAAGACAGCGCGCACTGGTGAGGATGTGGCGATGGTTAATAACCTTGCTGTTGTGACTGCACAAGGGATTTTGAGCTCGTCCGTAGCAGTTAAATCTGCTGACGGCGAGACAACCTATGTCCTCGGTACCGATTACGATTTGGACTACGATGGGGATGGCCAGCTCGTCATCCAGCGTATCACCGGCGGAGCGATCACTGGCAGCTCGGCGACGCTGACCGTCGATTACGAGGAGCTGGATCCGGATGCGGTGACGGCTGCCGATATCATTGGTGGCATCGATGGCAGCGGCCAGCCAACGGGATTGGAGCTGGTCAACCAGGTCTTCCCACGCTTCCGTTTGCTGCCGGGGATGGTCCTGGCGCCAGGCTATTCTGATGACCCAGGCGTTGCGGCCGTCATGGTGGCCAAGGCAGGCAACATTAATGGATTGTTCCGGGCTACGGCGATTGTGGACCTCGCCGCCGACATGAATTACAGCGATGCCCCGGCCTGGAAAGCCGACAACAGCTATTCGTCGCCGGCACAGATTGCAGCGTACCCGATGGTTAAGCTCGGGGATCGGACGTTCCATCTGTCCACGCAGGTGGCGGGTGTGTTGGCGGCCACGGATGCAGCCAATGGCGATATCCCGTATGTATCCCCGTCCAATCAGTCCTTGCGGGCGGATGCGGCGGTGCTGGCCGACGGCACACCAATGTTCCTCGGTCCGGAGCAAGCAGCCTACCTTAACGGGGAAGGCATTGTCACCGCACTCAACTTTCTAGGCGGGTGGAAGGCGTGGGGCAACCGGACAGCAGCCTATCCGGGCACCACGGATCCCAAGGATGCATTTATCCCTGTCCGCCGCATGATGGACTGGATCCGCAACACGCTGATCCTGACCTACTGGCAGCGTCTGGACGCGCCGATCACGCCGCGTCTGGTCGAGGCCATCACCGACAGCGTTAATCTGTGGCTTAACGGCCTGGCTGCACAAGGCGCGATCCTGGGTGGACGTGTGGAGTTCAACCTGTCCGAAAACCCGCAGACGGATCTGATGGACGGCATCATCCGGTTGCATGTCTACGTCACGCCACCGTCGCCGGCGCGATCGATCGAATTTATCGTCGAGTACGACCCGGCATATCTTAGCGCGCTGTTTGCAGCGTAAGGAGGGAATAGACAACCATGCAAATTCCAGAAAGATTAACTAACTTTACGGTGTACCGCGAGGGTTCAGAGTACCTTGGTGTGAGCGACATCGTGCTGCCGACGCTGGAAGCAATGACGGACACCGTTTCTGGCGCCGGCATTGCCGGTGAAGTCGATAGCCCGACGATCGGCCACTTCGGCAGCTTGACCGTTACACTCAACTGGCGCACCGTCCAGCAGAGCACGATTCGTTTGCTGCAGCAGCGTTCACATGCCCTGGACTTCCGGGGCGCTATCCAGGTGTACGACTCGGCTAACGGGTCATACCGCTCCCAGTCAGTAAAGGTGACCGTGAAGGCTGTGCCTAAAGGCGGCACGATTGGCAACATGCAACCATCATCCACGATGGGTAGCAGTAACGAGTTGGAGGTCACGTACCTCAAAATTGCGATCGACAACCGCGAACTGCTTGAGTTGGACAAGTACAATTTCATCTACCGCGTTGACGGATTTGACGCATTGGCGCAAATGCGAAATCAATTGGGACTGTGAGGGATTAAAGAATGAATACAGGACAACCGGTACCAGAAGAAGGCGTGACAATCGAAGCACCCGCCACCAGCATCTACAAGCTGCGGCGGGCGTGGTCGTTTGAAGGCGAGGAAGTGAAAGAGCTGGATCTCGATTTTGATCGCCTGACAGGGGAGGACATCATCTCCTGCGAACGGCAGTACATGCAGCAGGAAGGGGCGTCCATGCTCTTTAAAGATGCCAACAAGGAGTACCAGGCTTACGTTGTGGCCCGCGCCGCCAAGGTGCCGGTGGAATTAATCCGCGCGTTACCGGCAAAAGAATTCTCTATGGTCACGCTGAGGGCTCAGCGTTTTTTGCTCAGCTAGGCTTTGCCGGCGGTGTCGACGTGCGCGACCTGGCCGCATCGCTGGCCATGATGACGTACACGCCGATCCCGTACTTCCTCTCTTTGCCTCTGCGCGAGCTGACGGACTGGATCGTGCGGATGAATAAGCGACGGAAGGAGGATCCGAGCCGTGGCAGGAAGAGGTAGAGAATACGAGGTATCGTTTAAACTGGATGCCGAGCTGGAATCATCCTTCAAGCGTTCGTTCGGCCAAGCTGCAGACGGACTTGAGAACATCGATCGGGAGCTGCGCGAGCTCTCCCGATCGGGGAACTTTGGCAAGATGTCCCGTGAAGTAGAGCAATTCGATCGCGAAATCCGCAACGCCGAGAAGGGTAGCCGAAATTTTGGCGATACACTCAAGCGCGTTGCGGAGTATTCCGGAGCTTTCGCCATCGTCCAAGGCGTCGAGGACAGTATCAAAAACATTGGCTCTACCATTTTGGAGTTTGACGATTCAATGGCCCAGCTCGAAGCCTCAACCGGCGTCAGCAAGGCCGAAATGGCTGAGATGGAGCAGATAGCAAAGGATCTCTACGAAATACCACTTGGGGAAGGCTTTGCTGACATCTCCAACTCAATCGCCACTGTTCGCCAGGTCAGTAAGCTTACCGGTGATGAGCTGGAGAACATGAGCCGCGAGGCGATGGTCTTCCGTGAGGTGTTTGGCGAGGACATCAAGGAGTCGGTCAAAGCTAGCGACACCATGATGAAAAACTTCGGCATCACGTCGACGGAGTCATTCAACCTCCTGGCCCAGGGCGCCCAGCAGGGCTTGAACAAGTCCAATGAGCTCCTGGACTCGGCCAATGAATATGCGCCGCAGTTCGCCGCGCTCGGTTTTACGGCAAATGAGATGTTCGACATCTTCGGCGCTGGCCTTGAGGCGGGGGCTTTTAACTTGGACAAGGTAGGCGACTCGGTTAAAGAGTTCAATATCCGCTTGAAGGACGGCAGCGACGCCACGTATGACGCCCTAGCTGAGTTGTTTGCGCCAGATAACATCGTCGAATGGACGGACGCTCTCACTAAGGGTGGGAAGAAGTCCACGCAGTATATGGAGCTCGTCAGCAAGGTCGGTAACGAGACAGCGGACATCATGCTCGGCAAGCTGAAGAAGGGCGGTAAGCAGGCTAGCGATACGTTCACCATCCTCGGCAGTATTATGGGTGAAGGTGCCAACATCTTGGAGGGGCTGTCCTCTGGATCGGTCAAGGGCAGCGACGCCATGCAGATGGTGATCACCAAGCTACAAGAAATCGAGGATCCGCTCGCACGGAATCAGATCGGCGTCGCGTTGTTTGGCACGCAGTTTGAGGATGTCGAGGCATCGGTCATTCAGGCGATGGGCACCGCCCGGAGCCAGTTCGACATGACAAAGCAGACCATGGAGGAGATCGAGGCGATCCGCTTTGATACCATTGGCAAGGACTGGCAGAGCTTGGGCCGACAACTTATGACGGAGCTGGTGCTACCGATCGCGGAAGATCTCATGCCGACCCTCGAGCGCTTGGCCGATTGGGCAGTCGACAACAAGGATCTGATCAAGTTTCTGGCCCTGGCAACTCCGGCCGCATTGATTGGTAAGAATGCTTTGTCCATTGCTAGTAGCTTCTTCCAGGTCGAGAATGCGGCGGGGAAGGCCGGGCGTGGCGTCGGCGGTGCAAATACGCTACTTGGTAAGTTTGGATCCACCCTCGGCTTCTTCACCAACCCGGTGGGCTTGGCCGTCGGGGCTGTTGGCCTACTGACTACTGGAGTCCTGGCCTATAAAAAGCACCAGGAAGAGGCACGTGATGCACTAATCAACATGGGTGAGAGCCTCCAGGAGGCTAATCGGCAGTACGATGAAGTGGCAAAGAAGGCGGACTCCACAAACTCCTTGGTCGAAGAATATAGACGCTTGGATGACGTTGTTCGGAATAATACTGATGCTTCTAGAGATTTAACCACAGAACAGGAACGTCTCGCGGAAATCACTGCCGAGCTTCACGCTCTCCATCCGAACACAGTTACGCAATACGAAATTGAAAATGGATTAACCAGAGAAAAACAGGATTTGTTGAAGCAAGAAGTGACCGCAGAACAAGAATTGGCCAGATTGAAGCGGGAAAGGGAAGTACTTGAACAAGAGCGGAACTTGCCTAAATTGGAAAAGGAGATCTCCAAGCTTCAAGAACAGTCGGAGGTGCTCCTTGAACAGAAGGAAGCATTGGATGCAGCCGTTCCCGCATTTAAAGACTTTCAGGCACAACTCCAAAATATATTGAAAGCTGAACCAACAGACGAAAGAGCCGTACAACTTGAAAATCTTCGTATCAAGGCTAATGAAGTTGGTGAGGCTGTAGGGAAGAGTTTTGCTCATCTTGGTCCTGGCATGTTGGACGGCGCTACAGATGACTTGATTGCACGACGAATAGCTGCATGGGATGACTACATCTCCAAGACAGAGGATCTTGCAACTGCAAGAGCTAGTTATGAAGAACTCTACAACTCTCAAAAAGAGTTGATTGAGCTTGACCTCGGAACCACGCTCCAGCAACAGGCCGACAATTTTAAAAACTTGACAACGGAGGAGCAGACGCGATTTGCTTCCGCGCTGCAGGCTGTGTCCGATCTGAACCAACAGATGGAACTGATGCCATCTGAGAAGACCATTAATTTCAGGATGGTTTATAGTCAGATTGGTGGCTGGGGGCCTGGTGGGCCAAAGCTGGATACGAGCATCTTTGATCGACAGTATGCCGATGGTGGATACGCGGACCAAGCTTCCATCTTTGGCGAGGCTGGTCCAGAGATGGCCATCCCACTAAACAACAAACCTCGATCGCAGAGGCTGCTCGATGAGACGAACCGCCTGATGGGTCGTAATCCAGACGGCAGCCGACCCGACGCGGGAGCAGCCGATAACTATCCCGTCTATTCGGAGGTACCGCGCGAGCTTTTGGTCCAACACACGTTGGATCCACAAATTCAGGAGCTGTTGGAGAGCAGCAACCGTCCAAAAGACTTTGAGGTACAAGCCAGCAGTGCCGGACCATTGGAGCTGCAAGTCCATGAGTCGCCCAATCAGCGTCTGATGGAGGCCGCGACTCAACTAATGGAGAGTGCGTTCTCCCAATCGCAGGGCGATGCAGGCGGCACAACGATTACCTTTGCTCCGGTCATCACCGTACCCGGTGGCAGCCAGGGGGATGTGGATCGTGTTGCCCAGGCCGTGCAGCCGACCTATGAGCAGTTCAAACTATATATGCGTCGCCTGGCGCAGGAGGATCGGAGGTTGAGTTTCCATGGCTGAGTATATCACTCTGCAGGGTGACACCTGGGACGGCATATGTCACAAGCTATACGGCAGCAGTCGGCAGATGACGGAGCTAATGCAGCTCAACCCCGCGCACCTGCGGGTCGTCATCTTTTCGGCGGGCATTCGGCTCCGAATTCCAGCGGAGGCGGAGATCATCGATGACGAGCTGCCGCCATGGAAGAGGGGGCAGTGATGGCCATAAGACAAGCAATACCGGTAATCGTGTATCAAGGCGTGGATATCTCTCGGGATATCGCGCCTTTTTTGATGTCTCTGAGCTATACAGATGCGGGCAACGGGCGGGCAGATGATCTCCGGATCGAGTTGGAGGACCGGGAGGGCAAATGGAGGGGGCCGTGGCTGCCACAGCGGGGTGAGCGCATCAAGGCGTCGGTGGATCTGCTGCACTGGTATTCTGGCGTAACCAAGCGGACGCTGCAGTGTGGCACCTTTGATGTGGACACGGTGTCGCTGGGCGGTCCGCCGGACGCAGTGACGATCCAGGCTGCTTCCTTCCCTGGTAACTCAAGACTCAAAGATGAGCCGCGGACCAAAGCCTGGGAGAAGGTGACGCTGAAGCAGATCGCCACGCGCATCGCCCAGACTGCGGGCATGAAGCTGCTGTTTGAAACGGACGACATCACCTATGACCGTCTCGACCAGTCGCAGGAGACGGATCTCAGCTTCCTAAGTCGACTGATCGAGCAGGAGG